GACATTTAGATCACTGCCATAAAACAGACAAATTCAGGGGTTGGCTTTGTAATAACTGTAATCACGGCTTAGGGTGTTTTAAAGAAGACGAAACTATTTTTATTAAAGCAATGCAGTATATGAGAAAGTCAAATAAATGAACAACAATCTTGAGCCACTACAGAAGCCCACACGCTCTAGGCGAAAGACAACATACAAGGGTGCAGCAGTAAAAGTTACATCAGGTATACTTCCAAGGACAGATAAACAAAAAGAGTTAATAGATGCCATAAAAAGAAACCAACAAGTCCTAATACTAGGTCCTGCTGGTACTGGTAAAACTTATGTAACAGCTACTTGTGCTGCAGATTTGTACATCACTAAAGATATAGATAAGATTGTTATAACACGTCCTCACGTAGCTGTAGGTAAAGATATAGGGTTTCTTCCAGGAACACTCGAAGAGAAGGCTCAGCCGTGGGCGTTGCCCGTCCTAGACGTGCTTATAAAGCATTTAGGTAAGGGTGCTGTAGATACTGCTCTAAAGAGTGGAAATATAGAGGTTGCTACACTGGCGTTGATGCGTGGACGTAGTTTTGACAATGCGTTTATTATTGTAGATGAAGCACAGAATATTGAGATACCAGAGATCAAGATGTTATTGACTAGGGTAGGCGAAGGTAGTACTATTGTACTTAACGGCGACATTCAACAGTCAGATCTAAGAGGAACGTCTGGTCTATCAAAGATCATACATTTAGCTAAGAAGCATCTGTTGAATGTTCCTGTTGTGGAGTTTGGTATTGAAGACATTGTGCGTAGTGGTATCTGTGCAGAGTGGGTTAAAGTGTTTATGAAAGAAGGCTTATGAAGTTAGAAAAAGAAGCAAGAGATTACGTTGACTCTAAGCAGGAACACTTTGAAGAGATATTACTTTACGAGATACACAAGCTAAAGATCCACATAAGCAAAAGCCTCTGGGACAGTCCTGAACTAGTTAAAGCTAAAGATTGTCTCACAGAGGCTTCGCTGTGGGCTAAGGAATGTGCTAAGAAGCACGGTATAAAGTAATTAGTCGAATACTTCTTTGTAGTACTCTATATAATCTAGGTATTTATGTAATTCATAATAGTTCATCTTCTTAGGGTTAGATGTCATACCTTCTTTCTTCATAAACTTACCTGCGGCTGTTTTAACATCCTTATTTCCAGGTGCAGTTGCTGCTCTTCTCTGTAGTACTGCTAGTGCTGTATTTTCATCTGCTGAAGAGTCTAAATACTCAGATACGGTATTCCTAATACCTTTAAGTCTAGATCTAATCATATTACGCTTGCCATTTAAATCCGCTTTAGTAAATGTAGAATCTGCTAACATTAGAGATGCCTCACGTTCTAACAAAGGAGCTAATACTTTATTGAACGCTGCATCATAGGCAGGTATTTCTGATCTCTGAGAAACTGTCCAAGGTTGCATCTCTGCTACAGAGTATAGTTCTTCTGCAGAAGTACGCTTCTGTTTTATAGTTAAGCCTAATACTTTAGCAAATGGGTTAGGATTATATACCTTACCCTCACGTATACCTACAGCTAAATCTTCTCCTGTTAAACCTTCTATACGTCCATTAACTTCATCACCATCAACAGCATCTTGGAAAGATTCTATGATGTTATCTACGTATTTAGTCGAGGTTTGTACAAACATACCTACACCTGAAGCTTGTTTAACATCCTTAGCTGTATCTGTGCCTGAGATATAACCTGCCATCTGATTCACAGCATCTAAGGGGCGAGTAAAACCAGAAGCAAAGTTACCCATAGTTTTACTGAATCCAGAACCCATACCATTTAGTATATATTCAGCACCTTCTATGTTTGTTACCCAATTAGTAAATGCATTTAGGTCATTACCAAACTCAGCATCCTTAGCTGTTTGGCCTATAGCTAACTGTCTACCTAGTTCTTGAGATAACTCTGGTGGTATAGTTTCATTATTCTTTCGTAGATTTAGTATACGACCTGCAACTAAGAACATAGAGAACGGAAAAGTGTTTTTCATATCTGCTATTTGCCCACCGCCGATATCTACTTCATAGACACCTAGACCATCTGCTCTTCTTTGATCATCGTATTGCATAGCAAGACCTGCACCACCAAGAGCTACTATACTACGGCTTGCGGCTTCTGCTGATGTAGTTATTGTACCATCATTCTTAACTATAGACTTCATTAAACCTATATACCCACCTACAGATAAGTCATAGGAAGTAGCTACAACGTTATTCATAAATCTACCAAAGGGTATAACAGTACCTATGATAGGTATGTTAGATACTTTCTCAACACCTTTAGCTACTTCAGATAAAAGATATTTATCCTTAGTATAATCTTTAGCAAACACAGATCTCAGTGTACCGTCTAGGGCTGCACCCTGAACATCATCATCAATAAGTGCAGTATCACCACTCTTTATTACATCCCATAGAGATTTATCATGCTTAAGTCTTAGATACTTATCTAGTTCACCCATAAACATTTGAGACTTAGTAAAGCTATCCTGTATACGAACACCTGTTATCTTAGCTGCACCTTCTGCTACAGTTTCTGCTACCATACCAAAACCTGATTCAGTATCTATATTGTAACGTTTTCCAGTGCGTTCAACACCACCTGTATATGTCTCAAATAATACCTTACTTATATCATCATTATTCTCTAGAAACTCCATGTAAGCGTCATGTGTAGTATAAGGGTCTAAAAGGTTTCGCATCTTTTGCTGCTGTACCTTCATGTAAATCTGTCCTCTACGGCGTAACTCCTTACCACGCTGACCAGGTACAACTGTTCCAGCGATCATATGCGCTCCACCATTGAGTGTGTCAGCTAGTGTAGACATAGTAAAGTACTGAGTAAAGCCAGCAACGTTGATTGCAGTAGTAGCAGGAGATGAAACAAGCATACGTCTCCATAAGTTTTGACCATAAGAAAAGGGTCTACTCTTTTTAACTTTATCAGCCTCTTTAGCAAGAATACTTTGTGTTTCATCTGTAAGTACATCTTCACCGTGTAGTAGTGTAGCATTTAATACTTTAGAAGCCTGACTCATAACGTTTAGTACTTGACCACCACGACTAGCTTCGTAAGCAACTAAGTCACCTAAGTTCTGTCTTGAACCTGTAGCATCACCTAGTGTTACGCCTGTCATTTTAAGCATATCATTTATTTCAGCTAACTCTTTACTGGGCAACATAGGTACAACATTAGATAATAGATCTGATACTGTTCTATTCTTGGGTATCTTTATTCCTTGCTTAGATAACTGATGCACTAGACCTGAGTTTAAACCCTTACCGTCTGCACCTAATATAATATCATGAAAGACACTTGTATCTGTAGCCTGTGAACCAAACTTAGTTCGACCATCTTCTACTTTATCTCTCCAAGACTTAACATTCTTTTTTATATCTTCTGCAATCTTCTTTGCTTCTGCCTTCTTTATATTAGGCATCTCTTTAGGCATTCTATCAGCACGTAGCCTGTCTATTTCGCCAGTAATACCTAACTGGTCTAGCCCTGACTTACCCTTACCTTTACCTGCTATTATTTGCGCTCCTGCGCCTACTGAACCTAATAAAGAACTAAACGCAGTCTGAGTTATATTATATTTATCCTGTTGTCCTACATCAATCATTAAAGACTGTATCTGTGCATCCTGTAGTGCAGCAAAAGAAGCGTCTAATCCACCTGTAGCATAAACAGACTTCTTAGTCGCTGCATCTTTTAGTTCCTTCTTTGCCGCTTGTTCTGCTTCCAAGAAAGCTCTACGTCTATATAAACCACGCTCACGTTTAGCTGCTGCAGTCATATGTCTCTGCGCTGTTTGTTTACTAAACCCAGACTTAACAGAGATATCAAAAGCTTTTTGTCCTGCTTCTTTACCTATCTTATCTGCGGCTTTCTTTGACAAGCCTTTCTCAAGAGCTTCTTTAGTAGCTTTAGCAACAGCTAACTTAATTGCTTGTTTAGATGCGGCTGTAACGCCTAGTGCTGTAGCTTTAGCTGTACCACCTGTAATAAGACCTAAATAGTTTGTAGGATCTGATGCAGCTGAGAATATGTAGTCTTTAACCCCATCAACAGCACCCATAAGCCCATCATTAACAAATACATTACCTGTATTGTCATACAACTCATATGCATTCTTTGCTATCTGCTTAGTTCTATCGTTTGCTTTATATACAAAACGTGCTTCACCTGCAGTATTAACTGTATTAGTATTGAAAGCCCTCATGTGATCCATAAAGTCTTCTACAACTATATTGTTATCTTTATCGCCACCAAACCTATACTGATCACCAAAACGTTCTAACATGTAGGTACGTATGTCGTCTGCAAATCTACCCTGTTTTAGATCTGACTTCTTTAGACTTGTTTCATCATCAAAGCCATAGTCTCTCTCAACAGATTCTTCTGGTATTTCTGGATTATAAAAAGTATTACCTTTTACGTCAGTTGTAGTCTTATCAAAATTCTTATTATATATTTCTAAAGCTAAATTTGGTTCTTCTTCTTTATCCTCAACAGCTTCTTTATCAAAATTCTTATTATATATTTCTAAAGCTAAATTTGGTTCAGCCATTATTTTCTCCTAACTTGTCTAGGGACAAATGCTTCATCGGATAATTCTTCATTAGTAGATGTATTACCCTTCTTAAATAGACTTTTACCTCCTGCATTTTTCATTTGCTCTATAGACAAAGGCAGACCTAGTGCTTCTAATTCTTCCCTTAACTCTTTCTTTTTAGATTCTTTTATAACTCTACTTTTTGAGTTTATTATTTTAATTTTCTTCTCCCAATCACCAAACGTAATTGTAGACATTGCTTCTTGCATAGGAGTTTTTTCATCTGAATCACTTACTCCTGAAAATTTAATTATAGAATCTTTTACCTTATTTGGTATTTCAGATGAATTTAAAAAGCTTTTAGTCTGTTGTACGGAGTATATTATATCATCCTTCAAGTCAAATAAATGAACATCTCCATTAGCAGCTTTAAACATATGTAAATTTTTTGACCCCTCTATAGGTACTAGTGTGAAGTCTGAATTTGTTATTATAACATTCCCTGCAGAATCTTTTGATTCTAAACTACTATCTGATAATCTTAAGCCATTCTCTCCTAGTTCAACCTTTTCTATTTTGTTGTTGTTGTTAACTTCTTGAATAGTATCTGGAACACCTGATTCAACAACGCCACTACGGAAGCTATTATGGTATCCTGGCAATCCAACATAACCGTCAATAGAAGTACCCATAAGATCCATATAAGTGTCTTCATAATATCCAGCAACTTGAGTGTCTAGGAAGGGTTTAACTTCTCTATCAAGAATATCTTTACGTTGTACTAAGTTTGCTTCTAATAGTAGTTTATTATCTGTTATGGTCTTTCTAACCTTGGCTTCATTAGTAGGAGCTTCTGTGGCATTAAGAAGGGATTCAGCACGTTCAATGTCATCTCTAAGTTTTTTAGCTTGAGCTAAATTTGTATTTAAAGCATTATTTTCATTTATTACAGTATTTATTTCGATACGAGCTTTACCTACATCACCTACACCAAAGAACTTAGGCTGATTATATGTTAAGAAAGACTCACCACCCACTTGATTGTATGCAGCAGAATTAGCATAATCATCTAAGTCAAACAAACTCTTGCCATCATATACGGCTGTTTTATCTAACTCTTTACGCATACTAGCCATTGCACCTTCACCTGATAACTTCTGCCACCAGCTAAGATCCTGAGCGCCTTCATAATCACCAAGCTTATAGTCTACTGCACCACCATACGTCTGATCTATTAAAGCATCAACAGATACGTTTGTAAGTTTAGCATCCAAAGTAATACCTGCAATAGCATCTACATTAGCCTTAGTAAATTCTAAACCTTTATTAGCTACTACCTTTGATAAAGCAGTCTCTAAGTCAGATAACCCTGTAGGTCCTTCTGCTATTGCTGCCTTAATCATATCAGATGTAGCACCATAAGACTCTAAACGGCTTACAGTAGTTCTAGCTGCACCCTTAAGTTCATCCTTCTTTTTAGCTAAAGCAATTAACTGAGGTCTAGACTTCTCTAGTCTATCACGCTCAGTAGTAGCTCTATCTTTGTATTCTGTTCTCTGCTTTGTTTTACCCTCAAGGTAACTCTGAAAGAATGCTTGACCATCAAAACCCATTACACCATACCTCTTGCCATAAGACCTGCAGGTTGTTCAACCATAGGCTCTTCTATTGTTTCTTCTTCTTCTACCATAGGCTCTTCAGCCATAGGTTCATCATCCATGTTAGCATCCTGCATCTGTCGTAACATTTCAGTACCTTCATCATCGCCATTCTTTAAGCTCTTTTGTATAGCATCTACATAGATAGCATCTAAACGCTTCTTCTGCTTTTCAGTACGTATTTTGTTTTCGTCTATGTCAGTCTCTTTTACTTCAATACCCTGCTCTGACATTATAGCTTTAATGTAAGCTCCTATCATAGGACCTGCTAACATCTGTGCATCTACAGTGTGCAAACCATTCATAGTACCCATAATCATCATAGTCTCTGTTATTTCTTGTAAGCTTCCACCTAGTTCGAATATAAGAGCTAAGTCATCTATAACTTCATCTCTATTTAGTTTCTCGATATAGTGTGTTACAACTTCTTCTACAGTACTCATCTCTGAGGGGTTTTCCCACGGAGCATTCTTAGGTTCATCTGTTAAAGATTGCCCAGGAATAGGGGCTTGAAATAGATCTGCCATTTTATTAACCTTACTTTGTAAATCCTGCACCGAAGTATAAGCCTACGATGGCTGAAACGATATGTGTGTCTAGAGGAGTGATAACGAAGCCACGAGCTGCTTTCCAATGTATTGCATCTGGTGCGCCTAAGAGCCAGTTAAGGAGGCCACCCTGTACTTCTGTATAACCAACGATTACGCTTACGTCAGGATACCATACTGCTACTAACTTTGGCAATACAATAATAGAGCCTACTGCAGATAAAGCTATAATCCTACGTGTCCAAGCAAAGTGTTTATCTTTACTGCCATGCTCTCTTGCATCACTGACTGCGCCTACAAGGGCTTTCTGTTGTTCTGCTTTAGCTTTATTGCTTTGACCCCAGATGGACATAACTCCACCTAGGACAGTAGAGAAAAGCATTGTGATTAATTCTAGTGGTAATCCAAACATTAATTAGCCTCTAATCTCTGCTATGATTTTATCAAGAGTAGTATCATCAAGTTTATTAAATCCCTGCCATTCATCTTTTAAACCCTTACGTGCTTGTTGATCATTTTTACCTATAACACGTCTCTCTGCTAAATGTGCTGCTATTTTATCCTGTGTAACCGAGTTAAAGATAGTATCATCATCTATATTAAGCTTAGCTAATATTCCTCTATCTCTTAAATCCCTTAAAGTAGTTCCAATCATTTGAAACTTACCTATAGCTGTTGAGTCTTTTTTCAAGTTATTTATGTTATGCGTATGAAATTCACCGTTCTTTTTAGTAAAATCAAAAACTTCATCCATAGTCATAGAGGTTACATCTGTACCCTGAAATGGTCCAGACTTTTCTCCATCCCCAAATATAGTACTATAAGATTCAGCTTCTAATTTTTTAAGGTTTTTTCTAAATACAGATGAATCATTCATATAGTTAGGTATGGTAACACTATCAGGTCTAGGCTTAGGTTTAGTCATAATACCTGTAGGTTCTTCGTCTAATTCAATAGCACTCTCTACTTGGTTTTTTATATCTACCAACTCTTCTGGTGTATGTCCTACAGAACTAACTTCATCTTTTGTAGGCATAAGCTTATCTACATGTGAATTAACTTCATCTCTATCAATGGGTACATAATTAGTAGCAAATAACTTAGCAAACTCTTCGTAATCACTGTAAGCATTCTTTATCTTTGTAGCAAAGTCTTTACGAAACCTACTATAATCAGACTCTTCAGGAGCAACTGCATTTGTCTTTTTACCCATAATAGCAGAAGTTACACCCTCACTATCCGTCTCTGTATCACGGTCTACATAGGTGTCTAAATCTAAGGAGTATCTATATTTGTTATTCATGTCTATTGTACCTATATAATTAGAAAGAACTAAAGAAGCCACCAACAGCGCCCCAAAAAGCCGCATCTTTTTCTGACTTGGCTTCAGCTGCTGCTTGGTTTGCAGCCGCATCAGAACCATATTTAGAAGCGTCTGCAGCAATGTTAGCAACCATAATAGAAGTAGCACGATCTGCGTTATTATTAGCCGTAGTATTTGCAAAGCTCATTAAGTCCCTATATGTTTGTATTGTAGCATTGTAACCTAATTGTGTAAACTGATTAGCGGCAACAGCGTCTGCTCTGTTAGCTTCATTGATAGCGGCATTCTCTGCAGTAGTAGTTTCCTGCGCCCACTTAGCATTAGCCTGTGCTATAACTAATCTGTTTGTAGCGTTGAACTGATCTCTCATATTAAGTTGTGCAGAGTTAAACTGACTAAGAGCGTTAGCTTCTCCTGCATTAAACTTGTTCATGCTAGACTCTTGATCAGAGTTAAACTGTTGTACACGGCTACTTAGATCTGCAAAGAACTGGTTAGTCTGGTTTTCGCTAGAAGCGTTAAACTGTTTAGCGGCATTCTCTGCTGCTGTATCAGACATCATGGCATTAATATTAGCTTGTACTTTAAACATGCTAGTCTGTTGTTCATTACTTAAATTAGCCATATCCATCTGCATAAAGTTCTGTGCATTTTGTATCGCCGCTTGTTGACGGTTATTTAAGTTAGCCATGTCTGCTTGAGACATTGCAGCGGCATCAGCCATAACCTTAGCGTTAGTAGCATTTAAGTTTGTTAAGTCTACTGTTTGTGCCATACGTGCATTTTCTAATGCTATAGACTGTTCAGCACTAAAGTTCATATTAGCTATATCAGATATCTTAGCTGCGTTAGCAACACGAGATTGAAACTCTTGATTAAACTCTAACCCTAAAAACTCTGCACGTTTCTCTGCGGCAAACATAGCTGTCTGTTGACGATTAGATAAGTTCTGTGCTTCAAACTTAGCAAATGTCTGTGAATCCATTTGTGCTATAGGTAGAGCCGCTTCCATAGCAGTCTGTATCATTGCTTGTCCTGCCATAGAAGAGGAAGACAAACCACGAGCCGCCATAGCCGCTGCTGCATTACGCATAGCACCTGCCGCCCAAGCAGGAGGAGACTTACCTTCAAAGTCAGCCATCAAGCCTGTAAGTTGTCCCTGTACTGTAGCATCTGTAGAAGGCGCACCAGTTACAGCTTCAAAGTTAACCTCTGTTCTAACACGATCCATATCGACAGTAGAACCGTCAATCATTTCACCCTCTTGTACAGTACGAGGATCAGGTGCATCTACTGTTTGAGCTTCATCTATTTGTTCTACATCAAGACCTAATGCAGCTAGTTTCTCTGGGTCTTGACTAGCCGCTTCTACTTTAGCACCCTCAGATACTTTTCCTACTGCCGCATCTAAAGACTCTGTTGCTTCAGTTACTGCAGGTGTAGCTTTTGTTGGGTCTACTGTAGCCGCTTCTGTTTTAGTTGGTGCGGTTACAGGTGTACCTGCCTCGGCTGTTGTAGCTGTAGCATCTGTAGTAACACCCTGCTCACCTGTACCTGCCGCTATAGTACCAGAAGCCTTGTCTGCATCAGACATAGTTTCAACTTCTGTTTTGGTTGTCATTGATGTAGGGTCTTGAATTGATTTTTCTACTAATCCTGCTATATTATCAGGTGTACTATTTACTACTGCCTCTGTCTTACCTTCTTCATCAGGTTTAACTGTACCACCTATAGCATAACCTTTTACATAACCGCCTTCAGCCATTCCAGGCATAGCCTTAGCACCTAACTGTCTCATAGCTACTTCTGCCATTTTACCTACACGCTTAGCTGCGCCAGGTTGAGACATTATATAAGCTTGCTGTTCATCAGCTTGCATACCTGCCATCTCTGGTACTATCTTACCCATTTGTTCAGGTGTAAATCCACCAAATACTTTAGCCATTTTTAATAGTCCTTATTAATTACCCAGCTTCATCCAAATTGCAGCAGCAACAAAGCTGAATATAGCAACGGTTGTTATTTTAACGAATGTGTTCCATATACTTAAACGTGTTTGTCGCCACGTTGTTAATAGGTTACGTACTTCACGCATATCTTCTGCGGCTGACTCATCATGTAAGCCTAACTCACGTAGTACCAACTTAGCACCACGCTTAGCTGATCTGTCTAGTATAATCTCTAGCTCTTCTGGGGTCAACGTTATATTAGACATAGCTTCCTCAGTAGGTTTAAGTTTTAATGCAAGGGAGTAGGGCTACGTTGCGTGAGCGAGTCTCTGATGCATAACGGACAGTGCCATAGCCAGATAGATTTACAGGCTGAAGAACTCTGTCACTCGATCTGCCAACACCTGTTGCAAAAGTACCATTACCGCCACCTGGTCCATTACTTTGAGTAGTCAGCATATGTCCGTGGCCTTGTAGTGCATCATCCTGTGAAGAACCAAATGCACGTCCACTATCTATGCCTCTACTATTATCCCAACCACGGATGAACTCACCACGTAAGTCAGGAACATTAAAAGTTGATGACCCATTACCTGATCCATGTGTAGTTCCTATAGCTGCAAATAAATCTGAGTAGGTACTACGACTGACTGCCGCCCCATTACATTCTAAGTACCCAGTAGGTGCGCTAGTATTTGCAAAGTAAGACACAAGACCAGAAGGTGCGCCACTATTTGCTAATGCCGATGTAAGAGCATTAATCTGTGCTTGTATGCCACTAGTAACGCCATCCACATAATTAATCTCTGCAGTCGTTGCTGTAACACCATCCATTTTATTAAGTTCAGTTGCAGTAGCAGTGACATCACTAATATTAGACAATGTATGATTATGACTATTGTTAGCTACTGTAGCACTAATACTTATATTGCCTGTACCATTAAAAGATGCAGAACCTGTCACATCTCCTGATAGAGCTATATTACGAGCAGTAGCTAATGCTGTAGCTGTAGAAGCATTACCTGTAACTGCACCCGTAAGATTACCAGTAACATTACCCGTTAAGTTACCCTCAAATGTACCTGCTACGAATGTTTCACTGCCTACACCCCACTTGTCTGTTGATTCTGTCCAGACTAATGATTTATTAGTAGATGTACCACGTTCAATAGTAATACCTGCATCTTGGCTCGGTGTACCTGTCTCATCAGAGTTAAGTGTGATAATGTTATCACCAATGTTTACAGTGTTAGAGTTTACTGTAGTAGTCGTACCATTTACAGTTAAATTACCACCTACAATAACATCATCAAATGTTACGTCTTGGTTGGTAGCTAAAGAGATAACACCAGTAGAGCTATTATAGCTAATGTTACCTGTAGCAGATATTGCACTCCTAGCTCTAGCAGTAGTGTGATACAGATTAGATGAGCCTTCAGCTACAGTATCTGTGTTACCCTGAGTAAAGCTAATAACACCAGTAGTACTGTTATAGCTTAAACTTCCTGTAGCTGAGATAGCTGCTCTAGCTCTAGCAGTTGTATGATATAGGTTAGAACCCTCTGCAATGTCGCCTGTGTCGTGGTTAGCTACACTTGATACTGTACCTGTTACGTTTCCTGTTAGAGCGCCTGTAAAGCCTCCTGTAGCTGACACAGTACCACCTACAACAATGTTACCAGAGTTAAGAGTGACGTTAGCAGAAGCTATGGTTGTGTTGCCTGTTATAGCAAGAGTACCACCTACTGTAGTATTACCTGTAACTGCTAGTGTACCTAGCGCTGAAGTAGCTGAACCATTTAAGCGTAAAGCCTCTACATTACCTGAGAAGATAGACAACTGGTTAGAGTTGTTAGTTAGTTTACCAAAGCTAACACCGCCATCCTTAAGCAGTACATCTCCACCGTCAGCATCTAGTGTAATATCACCTACTACATCTAAAGTTAAATCCCCATTAGATACAGTGTAAGCGTTGTCTACAATAGTAGTATAACCATTTACACCTATGTTAGCTGTATCTGTATACAAAATACCATCAAAGAAGCCGTCCTTGAATTGAGCTGCACTAGAGCCTAAGTCAATAATGTTATTAGCTTTAGGTAAGACTGTAGATGTACCTACAATGATGTCCTGCCCTGGACCTACTTTGGTTACAGGTGCGCCTTGTCCTGCTGATCCATCATGAGCGTGACCAGAGGATGCGTTAAATGCGCTTTCAACAGCGTTAAACTCTCCGTCTAAGTCGTCTGCGTCAATAACGCTACCGTTAGCGATGTTGTTAGCCGTATCTTGGCGTGTATAACCTGCCATAAGAGTTATCCTTTATTGTCTATCATTCTGTGTAAACTCAAGAAGTGCTGTATCTAGAGTAAATGCTGGGTTAGTTGTGTTATCTTCTATACGTATTGATATAGTCTTACCTGATCCAATGATTTGATTCTGATAAACTTTATCTAGTTCACCACCATATATAGCTGTACCAAATATAGAAGTAACTGCTCCATAAATAGCAGCAAAAACGCCTGTACTTGTAATAGTAGTTGCTGCAGGTTGTATGAGGTTTTGGTTGTTAGATCTAGTGAAGTCATACTTAAGTGCTAGATCAATGTTAAATGCACCTTTAGGGTCTATATATGTAGTTAGTTTGTAGAAAGTCTTACGTATCTGTGGGTCTGATATAGGCATATATGGTGATTCGTAGATTGCTTCAATAGGCTCACCATCAAAAGCATAACCTGTTTCCATCTTATATACGTAGCCGTCTTCATTGCCAAATATAATAGTCTCTGAATATTCTGTATACTTAGAGTCTGCTACAAATGCTTTTATACCTGATGTCTCACCCCATGCTAAGTTAGCTGCACCTTGGTTAGAAAACTTAGTTACGAGTAACCCACGAGAAACTTTCTTTTGTTCGGACTGTGTATAGCCAAAGATACGATACTGTGCTTTCTCACGTATAACAATAGAGCAGAAGTTAGATGTACTTTGAGCAAACTTATAAACATCATCAGCTATTGGATCAGAAGCTACTTCAAGTGAGAAGTCACCAATTCTATCTGTAGCACCTAAGAGTCTAATACCGTCAGGAGACATATACATAATGTCACCACCAACCTCTTGTATCGTATCAGGGTCTAAGCAACCAATGCCTTCTGTAATAGGGTTTAACTGAAAGTCAGCTAGAGTTGTACCAGAGAGACGTTGTATGTTATTTCTGCTAAAGATGATAAGCTGATCACGGAAAGCAATAAGGCCAGTAATATCGTGGCTTACATTTATAACACCACCACCATTAGCGGCACTAAAGTCACCTGAGTCTGAAGGTGCTGAGAAGTATAAGTTAGAACCTTTAGAGAAGAACACTGTAGTCTTAAACACTGCTACCTGTTCTGCACCCTGTAAGTCTGATAGAGAAGAGATAAATGATAAACTGTTAGCTGTATCATTAAATAGCGCTGGGTAGTTAGAACCATCTACCATTATAACAAAGTCACCTGCACCAAAGTTATATTCAGCACTACGGATCTTACCACCTAATAGTGCTGCCTTACCTAGTGAAGACCAAGCACCGCCAGAAGATCTGTGGTATTCAGTTTTAGGTGTAGAAGCTCCATCACTTCTAGCCGCTATATACTCTCCGAGGTTAGCTACTTTAACACCTAGTACACGACCTGTTCCTGGTACAATACTGTTTGTTGCTTTTGTATAGCCTAAAACTTTACTATAACCACCCGACCTAGCTGGCTCAAAGTTCTGCAGTATAGTAGCAGAACCAACAGCATTAGCACCCTGTTGTAGAGGGCTGAGATTAGAGATGAGGCCACCTTTAAACTCAATAGGGAATGTCTGCCAATTAGTAGCCATCAGTAATGAACTCTTGTATCTCTTAAGTACTCTGTACGGTTTATGTTTATAGAACGCATACTCTTGATACCCTCTTTAAACTTGCCTTGTGATAATTGTGCAGACTGAGTGTCACCCCTGAATACATAAGCATAATACATAGCACCATCTACAATAATATGCCTGTATGGTTCTGGTATAGTAGCCACATCTGATGATTTCTCCATATCAACACCATTAGTGTAATATTCATATACTACTTCATATGCTTTATCTGGGGATGGTATAAACAGTAATTCTCTACTTGGCGCACGTACAACATACTGTGGTACACCTCTTACATCTGAGCTAGAGTTATACTCTATGTCTGCGTGTTTGTCAAGATATTCTTCGTAATTCAACACTTTAAGACGTTTAGTATCTACGTTAAGAGTATCATCACGTTTTAGCCTAAAGCTATTCATATTAACAGTCTTACTGTCGTAAGGCATACTGTAGCGTACTTCACCTGCAGTTAGTACTTCTGTTTCTTCTGCGTGATTCCAAGGCCACTCAAACTCTTCTTGGTGGATATGTCTTATGGAAGCATTAACAGCATCCTTGGTGAGGTTGTAGTAACCCTGTGCTGTAGCAAAGTTAGCTGTAGTTAATTCTACTTCGTTAAGTCTTCTGTTAACATCATTAACTAACCCGATAAAATCATAGGCCATTCTTATTTCTCCTTAACACGTACAAATACTGAACGCTCATACTGTAAGCCTTCTACTGTAGTGATCTTACATGTAACTCTGTATCTAACGTTATTAGTGCCAAGAGATAAACGTATTGTTGCTACGGTGAGTGTATTAGTTTTTTGTACCATCTGTAGACTATTAACAACTTCACCTGCGTCTATTAGGGTCTTAGTACCTTGGTTATCATCAACAAACCATGAAACACCTGATATAGTATCATCACCCAAAAAGCGTGACCAATCAATGCTATAATCTAATACTTCGTCTTTATCTTTATCAGGCCATTTATATGACATTCGTATATTCCTTATGCTGCAATACGTACAACTCTATCTGTATTAGTCGCTTCAATTAGTACTGTTCTATTTCTTGGATCTGCAGGTATATTAACAGTATACCCCTGATTGGTTGGTGCTATAAATATAACACGTCTTCTATCGAAGCTAGACTTAAGACTTTCATAGTCAAACTGTTGTGTTGCTACAGTTAAGCTACCAGAGAATATGTTTAGTGGTACACCTACTAATTCTAGTATAACTTGTGTAGATACATCGACTGTACCAATAGTGGAGCTAGATGAAACACCTACAGGTAAAACAAGAGCCTTAGCTTGTACGTTCGACCCTGTTCCTACAGTAGCTGTAAGCGATGGGCTTAGAGGTAATACATTAGCCTCTGCCAATACTGTAGTTGTACCTAGATTAGCCTGAGAGTCAACCCCTGAAGGTGCAACATTAGCATTTGCAACCGTTATTGTAGTACCTAAAGAAGATGTAGCAGATGTAGACTCACTAAGTGTAACACTCTTGGCAGTGACGACTACAGAGCCGATGCTAATAGTGTTTGATGAACCTGTCAAGCTAAAGTTAGCATGACCTACAACATTAATACTCCCTGCACTACTTGTAGCAGGTACACTCTGTGCAATAAGACGTGTCTCTAGTGTTGTAGAGAAAGGTCCTGATGCAAAAGGAAAGATACCAAAGAACATGTTTTATCCTTTTTCTTTTGTCGTTAAGATATTCTGACCCATAAGCAATTCACTTGCTTACTAAATTGTGTACCAACAGCATCACCTGTCATGTTACGCCATGTGCCTGATGCACCAAGAGAGTTGTTTTCACTAGCATTCCACTCATGAGTAAGTGGTCTTTTGTGAGTGTTACTATATACATTTGTTTTAAGAGTGCTTCCTGCAACAGTAGAACCAGCCGATACTAATCCTGTACCTGCTGATGCCGCAGTATAAGTACCAACAGCGCCCCATGTTGTACTACCGCCAACACCTGTTAGGTTAGAGCCATTGCCGTATAGGTTTCCTGAGAAGTAGCCGTCTTTGAACTTAGCGTCAGAGTTACCAATATCCATTGCACCATTAGAAGCATTACCATCACCATCTGTTGGGTATATTCTTGCGGAGCTTATACCAATTCCTTTTGACGCCTGAGAAAAATATACATTACTGTTACGAACACCAATAAAGCCTTTATCAGAATCATCTCTAGCTAATGTAATAGCCACACCATCGCTACTTTTGCGGTTAAAGTAACCTCCAGTTGCATTTTCTGAAGTTACCCATAGTTGTCCTTGTGAGCCAAAAACAGTAACGCCTTTAGAATTATTATATGCACCAGCACCAAACTTAGCCGCACCACCATCAGACATATCAAGGGTGAGGGCTGTGATGGTTGAACCGCCATCGTTGCCTTTAAAGAGAATGTCTTTATCAAGTGTTGGATTTCTAACTACAAAGTCATTTGAAGACTGGGTTACAAGACCGAATGTTGTTCCACCATCTTGAAAATTAACTACAGCACCATCAGCATCAAGATTTATGTCTCCTGACACATCTAGTGTTAGGTTGCCAGATGGATTAGCTATAGAGCCTGATAGGTAGAGGTTTCTGAAGCGTCCTGAAGACCAACCTAAATCCACATCGC